TTGGGTCCTGCAATTCTGGTAGCTGCAAAATTAGCAGCTCTGTATTTAATTCTGGAGGACATCTGGGTTTTCTTTGAATATGGGCCAGATGCTAGTGAAACCTATTTTGCGGATATCCTTGGTTGGTTGGGTTATACGGATTCTGAATTGCGTGAACTATTCCAGAGTTTTAAATTGGTGAAAACTGCCGTTGTGGATTTTTGGGAGAATATCAAACTCGCTTTCCAAAACGAAACCTTCCGATCTATTTTAAAATACACTTTGCTCATTGTGGGTGCATTGATTTTGTGGAAAGTCCTACTGGTTGGTGCCATTATCTATGGAATTATATTATTGGTAGATAATTGGCAATGGCTAGTTCAGAAAATGAAATCTGGTTGGGAATGGTTGGTTGATTTTTTGAAAAAATCTGCTTTGGTTCTTGGAAAGATTTTGATTATGGCCATCTTTCCACTATCGGCTTTGTATTTCTTTCGTGAAGAAATCAAAAACGTATTTCAATCTATTGGAAATTATATTTCCAATTTGCCCTTTGTGCAAAATTTCATAAATCAATTTATGAGTTTGAAAGATCGAATCAGTAGTGTATTCAGTGGAATGTGGCAATCGTTAGCAGCAACCTTCAAATCGCTACTACCCACAGAAACCATCAATACAATCATAGATGGAATGAACTGGATTAGTGCTAAACTCAATGAGTTTAGTTCTGGAAAGATTGCTGCTGGACTCGGGATCAGTCCACTCAACCTCCCGGTCATTCCACGAATAGAACCCCGTGCCCTGGGAGGTCCTATCAATGCTGGCGAACCCTATCTGGTAGGTGAACGTGGGCCTGAGTTAGTTGTTCCTAGAAACAATGGAACTGTGATTCCGAATGATAAGTTGCAGGCAGGAAGTGGGAATAGCCCAATCATATTCAATGCTACATTCAATATCTCCGGAGGAAACGCCAAAGAGCAAGCTGTGGATATTTGGGAGACTCTCAAGCAATTGGCAAAAGACAACTCGAATGAGGTTCGAGTTCAATTGGGACTAAGACCAGTATGAGCAGTTTAATTGATAGAGGTTTGGAGTTTTTTGGATCTGGTAGAAAGCGGATCGGTATATCGGGAATATACAACGATAAGGAAACTGTGATTGATGTAGATGTGACTACAACCTATACTCTGACAGAAAATGCAACGGTTACAAACCATCCAATTGAAGCAGATACAGATGGAAACTTAAAACAAATTTCTGATTATGTGATTCCTGTTTTGCCAACGATTCAAATGGACATTGTGCTTTCTGGAAATTTGGGTTTAGTGAGTGGTGCTACTTTGGGATTAGCAGGAAATGATACGGTCAGCCTAAAAGACAAGGTAAAGATTTTGACCTACTGGCAAAAGACAGGAGCTGTGCTCAAGATTTTGGGATACACAACAGGGTCGGGAGTCGCAGGAAAAGCATTGAATGCCCTTTCTAGTGGTGTCCAAAATTTCTTTGATAGCAAAGAACCCGATGGGTTTTATACGGGATTGGATACTGATGTTGTGAAAGATGTTGTTCTCGCAAATATTGTTTGGAGAAGAAAAGTTGAATTGGGGATAGATGTAGAAGCTAGTATTAATTTGCAAAAAATTCAAAGAGTAATTCCGAAAACAGGTAGTGTTCAGATACCTAGTGCGGGCTCTCGTATCCCGAAAAAAGGGAATACAAAACCGCAAAAGGTTACTCCTAAAAAGGAAATAAAAAAATCAACTATGAAAGGTGTTCGCTAATGGCTCTCCAAATACTACCACTCCAGTCTACAGAAATTCCAGTTTCCAAGATATTCAATCTGGCTGGATCAGACTACGAATTTCGTTTTCAGTATAATAAACGATTCGATTTTCTAACAGTGGAAATTTGGCAGGAAGGTATTTTCCAATTCAGCTCTAAATTATGCTATGGGAATAATATTCTCAAGGGTTTCAAGAAAATTCCCTTCGCCATTGTGCCACTCACTGAGGACGATCTCTATGTAGAAAACTATTCAGGGATTTCCGTAAATCTGGAAACCATCGGGAAGAGCGTGAATTTATATTTTGAAGATAGGGTCTAATAGGTAGAGGTGATTATGAAAAAGTTTTTGGTTTTGGTTCTATTTGCTTGCTTGCCTGTTTTGAGCAATCCAATTGGTTCAGATTGTAGTTTCAATGGAAAGAAATTGTATGGTAGAGTCCGGATCGTAAACGCTGGCGAAGATGTGAAAGTGAGAATTGTTAATGCAGGTGAGAATCTGAGAGTAGAGTTTTCCAGTATCGAATATTCTCAATGTGGTCGTTGGTTCTTTTCCCAATCAGGCGAGAATGTTAAGATTCGGTTTGTAGAAGCGGGGGAAGATATTACTGTGAGAGTTCATCCCAATAACCCAGGTTTATAAATGGACTATCTATACAAAAGAGTTTTGTCTTGTGAGCTAGAATCTTCTAATGGAGAAAGAAAAACCTTCCTGCATAATATAGATGAGGGCAGTCTCTTTCGTATAGATTTTACCGCAGAGTTTACTGGTTCAGCTACTGTGAGCTTATACAATGTAAATGAAGTCACAATCAATATGGTGAAATCTACAAAGGTTAGTGGGAAAGCAAAATTTGCGAATCTGCAATTGCAAGCTGGATATGATAAAGATATTTATTTGATCTCTACGGGTGAGATTGTCCAGAGCCTTGTCAAACGCAACCAAGCAGACAAGATTTTGGAATTAAAAATCTCTCCAAAAGCAAACCTGCTCACTGAATATGCAATCCCTAAACAATACAATGGAACCTTGCAAACGATTTTGAAACAATTTCTTTTGGATAATGGGATTTTATCCTATGAGATTTTGACCTTATTGGGAATGGATCAAATTATGGACTTTGCATCTACTGGCACGGTCGAACAAAATCTTTCTCGAATTTGTAAGCTACTCAAAGCGGAATACTATTTGTATTTAGGGAAATTGGTGATTGCCACAAAAGACCAATCCAGTTTTTTGAAAAACCAAAAAGTAATTTTAGATAAAGAATCAGGTTTGATTGGTAGTCCTGTTGTTAAAGGAGCGGGCTATACTGTAAAGTCCTTACTGAATCCAAAAATTGCCATGAATCAAGTTTTGGAAATTGGGTTCAATGATCCTAGTGATTTTACAAAACCTATCAAAAGAGATTTTATTGTAAAATCGGGAAAACATTTCGGAAGTTCGTTCTCTAATGATTTTTATACTGAATTTGATGTAATTCCCAAATGATTACTCCCGAAATACTAAAGGAATTTATAGATAGGTTTGGAGAGAGAATCTTCCAAGCCTGTATTGCTGAAATTGATTCTTATGATAAGACATTAGCAACTGCTAAAGTGATTCCACTTTTGAAGGTTCAAAGAGAATCCGATATAGTGAAATTTCCTGTTCTCTCTGGAGTGCCCGTTTTGGACTACCAAGCTGGAGGTGTTCGTATGATCCCCGATTTACGGAAAGGAGATTTAGTTTGGCTCGCTTTTAGTAGTTTTGAATTATCCAATGCTATCAAAGGACAATTTGAGTTTACGAGTGATAAATTCGCTTTTGAGAATTGTATCATCATTGGAGGGCTTTCCAAGCAACCATCAGTATTAAATCCTCTATTCAATAAAGACGGTCTAGTCATAACAGACAACCAGACTACCTATGTTCAGATTGCTAATAATAAAATCGAACTCTCAGCTGGATCAACCCCTAGTCCACAGAAATCCTTGCTAGGTGAGGACACTGTTCAGCTACTCAAAGATCTGATTGATGCGATTAATAATATCACAGTTATGACCCCAGTGGGTCCCAGCTCTCCCGTATCTGCGGTTGCGAGCAATGCCACTCAACTCAATGCAATCAAGGCACAATTGGATTCTTTATTATCAAATGGGGTAAAACATAACTAATGCTAACCGAGTAAAATAGATCAATCATTTCCTGTTTTAAGCGAAAATTCAACCTTCTCAATTCTAATGATCTGGTGTAGTCTGTAGTTGTTGCACAGACATGAAGACACTACAGATAACAAACAAAGACATAGCAATTTCCAACCATAATTTCGTTGTATTAGGTGATTCTAATACACTCAAACAGAGGATTGCTCATCGTCTCTCGTTGTTTCTGGGTGAATTTAGCCTAGAGCCTAGTCTGGGTATGGACTGGTTTACCTTGCGTGAGTTTAGATACAATACAAATGAGATTGCTAGAGCCGTTAGATCAGAGATACTAAAGGATCCCGAAGTTGTATCTATCGATTCGCTAGAGATTGTTTTTATAGATACTCCCGAAAAGGAAAAATTGTATAACCGGCCCAGACGATCTATCTTCATCAATTGGAGCGTGAATAGCATTTATGGGAGTATAGCAAATGCCTGATTTTGGTGCAACCTCTCAAGGATTTATCCGCAAGACGGAAGATATCATCATCGCTGAACTAGAGCAGCGAGCAAGGGAACTTTTCGGGAA